CCCGGCTATTTTTTTCTTGAAATAAGTAAAAAAACCTTACTAGGTGCGCTTGTATACAAGAGGTCAAGCGGGGGTGTTGGTGCGTGTGATAAGCTTTATCCTAAATACCCCATGTAAGCGCTTAAATCGCCTCTCTGAGGCGTTTCTTTGATTTTGATAGATAAATCTATACCCCTTTCAATTCTGAGGCTTCTAGGTGGGTTTTTGTGAGTTCGTTTACATGTGTCAAATAATGGGTTTGGGGTTATAGCACTATTAGAAATGCTTGTCAATAGGTTTTCTTAATATTGATTGAATGTTGATAAATGAGCAATAAATGAACATTAAGACGGTATGTCTTGTTTTTGCCCTTTGTATCCCTTAGAATGGAAGCACCACTCAAGCAAGAGCGGTAGAAAGGCGGTTATCTATGGATAACGTTAATGTTAGTAAGAAGAGTAGGTACTATAGGGCTGAAATATTATTAGAGGGGGCTAGGCGTTGCAAGGATACCAATAGGGACTATTGCGAAACCATGTATAACAATCAAGCTATTGGATATACTTACGCTCTTAGTTGTTCAGGTATTATTGACGGCTTCGTATTCAAAGAGCTTACTTATTTAATTACTCATAAGTATTATAAGTTAGCTCTAGGAACGTTTAAGCACGTTCTACAAGGTGAATAATATGAATTATTATTCTATTCATTTAGGCGCTATTAATCATTTTGGAACTATGGACTTCTATATCCTAGATACCGACTTACGCACCTTATATAAGGGTAAATACTTAGTTCAGGGTAAAGAGTCGTTTAAGAATATTAGCTACTATCTTTTATCAAAATATGCATATGAACACGCAATTACGATACCAAATAACACGCCTTATAGAGTCTATAAACATGATGGTAAGCGTGTCTATAAGCACTTGTATTATTACGGATATTAAAGGGGGTTTAAATCATGAAATTAAGAGTAGAAATTAGAAGTCGTTACGATTTAGCCAAAAGGCTATGGGGTCAAGGAAAAGCAAACTTTGAGAGCTTGTGTGAGGAATTCCCTATTATCAATGGGCAAGATAACCTAATGGACTATCTAGAGACGACTATTGACGGCGTATGTGACGATGTAGAAATGAACGACTTTTTATGGTTTGAGTTTGACACAATAGAAAACGATAGGAAAGAGCAATACTAGCATTAATAGAGCGGGGGTGCTAAGCACACCCCCAACTATTGCAACTCAAAATAGTTTGAACTCAAAATAGTTATAGCTTGCAATAGTTGTAACTTGCAATAGTTGGAACTCAAAATAGTTTGAACTCAAAATAGTTGCAACTCAAAATAGTTGGATATTGCAACAGTTAGCCCCCACTAACTCTTCGTATACCTAGTTAGTACCCACTAACTGTTAGCCCCCACTAACTGACCCTACCCCCCCCCTACTCACTTCTAGGAAAATTTTCCCTCAGGCAGATGGTCACCTGCGTTGGTTCTAGCGTGTGGTCGTGAGCGTGCAGGTGCGTAATCCTATTTATATATGGGAGGTCTCAAAAAAAAAAAAAAAAAAAAAAAAAAAAAAAAACATTGACATTCGGATACTCATTAGTTTAGAATCATCTTAGTAAAATCAAGGAGGACAGCAGATGGCAAGATTAGGGAAGATTAGGAAAGCTGTAGAATCGATGGGTTTCAAGCGAGGTCGTAATGAGAATAACTATGTAGTGTATTATTACAGATATGAGGATATTGTAGAAGCCTTATGTACTCTATATGAATTCAAAGGTAGGATGGACTACGTAGGTGTTCCATATATGTGGAAGTGGAAGGGTAGTGAGGTTATAGTGAGGTTCTAATGATTAAAAAAGCGAATATTTTACTTGATGTCATAGGACATTTGATTAAGCCTTATGGTAAGTTGGAATTATTAGAGAATGGTTATCTGAAAGGATTGTTTTGTACCGAGAAGGAAGCTCGATATTATCTAGGATATTCATGCGGTTATGCAAATGCATTAGGTTGGAATATTGACTGGTGTAATATCAAAAAGATTGCCAAAGGTAATGTATGGCAATTGACAATTAGATTAGGTAAAAGGTAATGGATTGGGTTCAATTTCATTTCCAATGGGAATTCTGGGAAGAAATCGTAGTTCTATCAGTATTCGTGTTATCAGTTATAATAGCTGGTATAGTGAGGTGGATAAAGAGGCATTGATTATGTTCTATTATAGTCATTCAGGTATTCCTCCGTGAGCCTATTCAATCTGATACGATATGGGAAGACATTTAAAGAAAGAGAGAAATATAAATCATGTTACAGAATTTATTAAGGCGTGTTGTCAAAGTCGAAAAGCAGACCAAGGATGGTGTCAAGTTCAATACCTATTTCGGTATCTATCAGAACGGCACTGGAATCCATAACATTGCAGTCCGTATCACCAAGGCATGCAGTGCCTTTGTCGAACAGCATAGGAAGAATACAAGCCATAGGGATATCAATATCGACCTCAAGCTTGAAAGCGACCCTAAGGGTATTGAGAACTATGAGGCATTCTTAGCTCCTAAGCGTTCCCGTGTCAAAGGAACTAACCGCTATGAATATGTCCGTACCAAAGAAGGTAAGCTTATTCCTGAGATTGTCATTCTTGAATTAACGGAGAACAATCTCTGCGGTACTCCTTTATCTCAGTTCGACCCGAAACCGAAATTCGACGAGTCTGAGTTGTTCTCAGACCTTCCGTTCTAATATGGCAAGACCCTGTAGCTTGGTCAAGACCAACGTAGGAGAATCCAAATCTTGGACTGCTGATATCCTTGACAGGAAGAAGCTGTCATTTATGGGATATAATGTAGTACTATATGAGAATTGGGTTTATCCTAACGAGTCGAAACAATTTCATGAGTATCCTAATAATTCCAGCTATCGACTTGATGGTACAACTGAAGTAATGGCTTTGTGTCGTACTCTTGTACCAGCTACAGCGGTCAAGCTGTTCGGAGAAATGCTGGATATCGTAGCTAGTAGGAAACCTAGTACCAATACCTATTCAGTTGTCTTATACCATACAACCTACTATAAGAATCAGGATAGCCATAACATGCGTAGATTCAAATTATTCAGTAGGGAAGACCTGAAAGGAGGTACAAAGTACGTTAAGCCAAAGTTGCATTACGATGGTAGGACAGGAGAATTCAAGGAATGCGAGAGGTAAATTACGGACAGAAGAGCTATACACAGCTCAAGAAGGTTCTACGAGACCGATTGGACTATATGCGTGAAAAGTTAGGAGAGCGTAACAGGAAGAACAGCTATGCTTATCGCTATGCTAAGGAACAGGGATTTCTAAAAGGCGATAACTATGTTGATTACAATAAGCTTTCGGCTAAGGAACAACGTATCCAGAAAGCATCGTTGATAACCTTCTTGCAGAGTGATATAACCAAGTACCATTCCTTTACTTCTGGTTTTCGGAATATAGTGAACCGATTGGAAGGTAAGACAGAGAACCTGATGGGAGACCTGAGACACTCTAACGAGTTTTGGGCGGTCTATAATGAGCTTGTCCAAGAGTTCCCTAATATCTTGTATTCTATCGATGGTCGTAAACGCAGGTTCTCAGACCAAGTATTGGACGCTCTTGAGCAGAGGTACTATGGAAACGAGAAAGGTTTGGCAGGATTCTATGGCAATGCCCGTTCATTCTTACAGGAGATGAGCGAGAAAGCCATGGAAAACGAACAGATGGTAGATGAATGGTTGGATAACTGGTTAGATACCCACTAGAAAGGAGACAGGGCTTCTATGGAATTTAAAATCTATCAACGCACTGGAAGCCCCGTTTCCGTTAAGAACGAGATGGATAGCCTGCTCTCTTGGTGCAAAGAAATTAAATCTCATAAGGATATTTATGTCACCAAGGGAATAGGCTCTTATTATAATTTCCCATGCTCGTTTGATATTGAGACTACTTCCTATGAGGAGAAGAACAACAAGTACGGACTAATGTATGCTTTTGTTCTGGGAGTAGCAGGAAAAGTATTCGTTGGTCGTACATGGAAGGATTTCATGGATAGGATTGGAATCTTGGTCAAGGTTTTTGATTTAGGTAATGACTACTTTCTTACTATCTATGTTCATAACCTAGCATACGAATTCCAGTTCATCCGTAAATTGTTCGTTTGGTCTGAGGTCTTCTGTACCGATGAAAGAAAGGTAATCTATTCCTATTGCAATGATTATGGGATTATCTTTCGTTGCTCCTATATCCTTTCAGGTTACAGCCTTGCAAAGGTCGGTGAACACTTGCAGAGATATAAGGTGCAGAAGATGGTCGGAGACTTGGATTACAGCCTTAGGAGAGGGCATACGACTCCTCTTACCGATAAGGAATGGGGTTATATCTATAACGATGGTCTTGTAGTCATGGCGTATATCCAAGAGGAGATAGAGAACAACAAGGGTTCTATCCTCAAGATACCTAGGACTAAGACAGGCTATGTCCGTAGATTCAGGCGCTCGGAATGCCTCTACGGAGGTAAGTCCGACCATAAGGATAAGGAGAGCGGTTTGCAGTTCACGCACTATCGTTCTATCATCGCTCCTCAGACCTTGGAGATGGATGAATACAGGATGGCTCGTAAGGCATTCGCAGGCGGTTTCACGCATGCCAATCTTTACAATGTCAACTTGACCCATGAGAATATACGTTCCATGGATTTCACTTCCTCCTATCCAGCAGTTAGGATAAGGGAGAAGTATCCATGCTCTAAGGGAAAAGTCGTAAGAGTTTACAGGGAAGAGCAGATTGATGAAATCAGCAAGAGCAAGCTATGTATCTTTGCAGTGCGTTTCCATAATCTCAAGTCCAACCTTATAGGTGATAACTATCTGTCCGTGTCTAAGACATTACGCCATAGCAATGACAGGGCAATTGACAATGGTCGTATCATCCGAGTCGGTCAATGCGATACCATTCTAACCAATATCGACTGGGAAATCAGGAAAAAGGCGTATACATGGGATAAGGCTGAGATAGGGAAGTGTTATGTCTATGAGAAGCAGTACCTTCCTACCGAGTTCATCAAGGGAGTTGTATCCCTCTACAAGAAGAAGACTACCCTTAAGGGAGTCAAAGGCAGGGAGCAGGAATACAGGGTATCCAAGGAGAATCTGAATAGCTGTTATGGAAGGTGTGTAACAGACATCTGCCGTGATGAGATTGTCTATACGGAGAACGATGAATGGACTACCGAGGAAAAGGATATAGAAAATGATTTGGATATCTATAACAACAGCAAACGTCGCTTCCTGAATTACCTATGGGGTGTGTTCGTTACAGCCTATGCACGGCGTAACCTTTGGACTGCGATTGCAGAGCTGGGAGATGATTATATTTATTCCGATACGGATTCGGTCAAGTACAGGAATCCTGATAAGCACCAGAAGTATTTCGATGACTACAATGCAGGTGTCGAGAAGAAGCTGAAAAGGGCTTGTGCCTTTCATAAGATTCCTTTCGAGGACGTCACACCTAAGACCATCAAGGGAGTGACTAAGAGGATTGGAGTCTGGGATTTCGACGGAGATTACAAGAAGTTCAAGACCTTAGGCGCTAAACGATACCTAGTGCAATATCCTGATGGCAGTATCAATATCACCATATCAGGCGTAAGCAAGGAAGCAGGTGTCAAATACCTATGGCATGAGTTCAAGAACGTAGACAATATATTCAACAACTTCTGCGATTCCTTGATATTCCCTTCCACCTACTTGGTAAATGGAGAGCTTGTAGAGGGAGCGGGTAAGAAGATTCATACCTATATCGATAATCCTACATCAGGAGAATTCACGGATTATCTCGGATACAAACAAAAATGGACAGAGCAGAGCTCCATCCATCTTGAACCTACAAGCTACTCCCTTTCCATGACCGATGAATACATGGACTTGATAAGGGGTATCCGATTAGCCGTTTAGGCTGTTGCACCATAAGAGGTAGTTACGTATGGCTTCTCCTACGGAGTTGTCCTGATAGAAGACCTTGTTCATCTGGAAGAAGAGATAGAGGTTTCGACCGATATCATCGAAAGGCATAGTCAATTTGGAGCGGTATCTCGGTTGGGATACTGCTTCTTTTTGGAAGATGATTTCATTGGGGCAGTCCTTGATTTCGGTAGTCTTCCGATGGATATAGGTGAACCAGTCATTGTCATGGTGAACGATTTCGCACTGATATGTTCCTCCCTCGTATCGGATGAAGTATTTGTAGATGATTTCCTTAGGCAGGATGGAATACGGACAATGAGGATAGATATCCCTTTCCCATTCACCGCCTGTAATCATCTGCAAGTGAGGGTTGTCGAATGCGAAGTAAGGGTCGATATCCTTCTTGCTGTTGATTTTACGGACATTGTCAGCATGCTCTACAGCTACACGCAATTCGCTCTCCCCGTAGGTGTACAATTCAATCTTACCGAGAGGAATCTTGTCGATATGCTGTAAACCCATCTCGAGGAAGTAAGGACATCCATATTGGTTGATAGTGTTACCGACCATGTAGATAGTCACATCCTGTCGGTCTCGCTTGATATCGGAGATAAGGACTTGGAATTTCACGAATTCCTGAGGAAGATAGCCATTGCGTGACATCCTTTCATCGAAGAAGATAGTGGTGATTCCGGGGTATTGGTTTTCATCGTAGGAGGCAGTGGAAGACAGGGCAAAGACATACCTGAATGGTGTTTGGTCGATGATAGGCTTCTGCTTCCCATCAGGGCTTTCTATGGTCTTAGCGAGGAAGAAGCGCTGGTGTCGGTAGACAACGCCTGTCCATTGTTCTTTGGTGTCCTTGTACCTGTCCTTTATCTTTCCACGCCGTATCCTGTCATCGAAGATAGTAGACCTTTTCGGTGCTTTGATGAAGTCGATATAACGGCGGATAAGACCGCCCTGCTTACCCGTATCATGGTAGATTTGGAGAATCTGGGTAAGCACGGCTTCTGTCTTTCCGTTGGATTTCCTTCCTACGATGATTTTGTACTGCGATTGGACTTTATTTATATTGTCTAAACTATACCATTTAGGTTTCATGAGTGTATACTCCCTTGCTTAACTGCGATTCTATATTATCACGTTCTCCTATAGTCATGCCATCTATCAGCTTAATATCGCAGGATGAAGCAAGGATGAATTCAGAGGAGGAAGAAGGTGTTTCAGCGCCGTTGGAAGAATCGGAGAGCAAAGCGGTGATAGTGGTAAACTTATTGACTGGAAGACCTGTCTCATGGATATAGTCCTTGAATTCAGCTTCTGGATAGTCGTTCACGATAGGATTACTGAATGTGATTTCCAGCCTGAATTTATTCGGAGCATAAGCATAGGAGTTGGTATTGGAAAGCTCGGTTGCTGTCACATCATGGAGTTGGCTCACTTGGAGAAGAGCTTTGGCAGCTGCACCTGCAAAACCTAGACCTCCTGTAGCTATCGCTGTAGTCGTAGCTAAGGTTGCACCAGCACCGAGAGGGCCTCCGAATAAACCAGCGATTATCGCTATACCAGCACCAAGCATTTTGATAGTCATATTCAAAGCAGTGTTATCAAACTTTTGGTCATTGCTCTGAATATTGGAATAAGTAATAGGAACATCGATTGACCTGTCACATTCCTTCCTGAATAACATGATTTCATGCTCTGGATTGTAGACATAGACATATGCTTTTCCTGTATAAGGATTGATGATATATTCAGTAGAAACATGGAATGAAGTTTCATCAGGATAGTTTTCCATGGTCTGCAGGAAGATATTCCTGTCAAGGTCAACCCATCCTAAGTAAGGAACCCATAAGCGGTATTTGTCGAGCTGAGTCCTACGCCATAAGGATTTGCCATAGATAGCTTTCCTACCGCTATACTCAAGATAGAAGTCATTGCCTGAGATAACAGCGCTGTCCGTATAATAGACAAGTTCATCATTCTCGAAATTAATATGCCCATTAATCGTGTTGATAAAGATAGTCTTGACAGGACTCTGGGTAGTATCATAAGGATATTCGATAGGGAAGATACGGATATCTACACTACCGCTTTCCTTGATTTCCTTGTCATGGGTAAGAACCCATCCAGATATTTTCTGTACTGCTTTGGCATTGCATACGATACAGCCCATGTTCTGGTTCGTTCCCATGTACTGGGAAGTCAATACATTATTGGTAGTACCGACTCCTGTTCCATTCTTGTTCTTGAGGATATTCCATAGGGAATTCGGAATTGCAGTACGATTGCTTTTCTTCTGAGTAATTATTGCAGTTTTTTCATCGTAGCATGAGAAAGTAACGATATACTTGCATTTGTTATCATCAAGGTCGTTCCACCTGATGAACGGATTATGTTCTAATGTAGTACACCATGCAGAAGGGTGCTTCTTGTCAAGGTCTAGGTAGGTCTTGGTTGCTACACCTCTGAATGCTCGGTTGTCATCCTTGATTGTAGGTTCGTACCCGATAGAGGCACGTTCGATATAGCACTGCGACTTATCGATTCGGTAGTTGTAGCTCCTCAGGGTATCGCAGTTCATCGTAAGGCGGATTAAAGAAGAGCTTACCGATACCCTATCCCTGATATAGTAGTAACGATGGAAGTCTGGAATGTAGCAATAGTTGTAGGACTTGAAGGTTGCTAGGTCGGTTTGGACATCGATACTAGGTGTGATGATAGAAGTTCCACGGCGTAACGTTCCTGTCCTTGTGATAGCCGTAGAAGGGTCGAGGGTCTTGTAAAGGACATTCGTCTTCCCCCCGTAGTTATAGAAGATGATTTGCATTGGATTACTCCACTGGTGTAACTAGGTCGGTGATGGTAAAGGAAGACAAGTCTTGATATTCATCAGGTGTTGGATTGATATCGCTGTCTCCGGGGGTCATGTAGTAAATATTGATAACACCGCCTTCTCCAGCAATATAGGTTGGCACAACACCATATAGATTGCCATTAGCTAATACCTTCTTATCTGCAAGATATTCAGCAAGCGTATCGGCGGTAAATTCATCTCCACTAGTATTCTGAATGATGAGATAAAGAGAAACATTGCTGGATGAGTCTGCCATGGTGATGAAGTGAGAATAAAATAGATACTTAACTTCGGTAACACTCACATTATTATCATAACAATCAAGTACTAATAACGAACCAAAAGAAGGAAACATAAAAATTGCATGGATTTGATGAGGATTTGAATAAGTCCATTCATATACATAGCATGCTATATATATATCAGTTGAAGATTTAAGCAATACAGGGTTTTTGCCAGTTATTGTACCAGTATATGTTTGTCTATTTTTCGATAAATTTATAACATCAAAAGCGTCTCCTCCCGAACCCCCTCCACCCGTAGCAGAGAGTTTTCCGTTAGCTAGTGTGAGGTTATCTCCGATTTCGATATTCTCCTGCCCGTTTGTTCCCACTCCGACTAATTTCGTTTTGGTTAAGCCTGCGGGCTTCTGAAGGGAATTCTGGATTTTGATATTGGTTTCATTGGCAATCTGAAAACCTACTTTATGCGTTTTGTCGTAGAAGTGGTGAGTGATAGTGGAACTATCAACGAAAGCGTTCTTCCTGTTATCGCCGATGACATTCGGATAGACGTTATCGTTTGTCTTGGTTTTTAATGTCGTAGTTTTGTCTGCCATTTCTTTCTCCTTTCTATAAAAGGGTAAGGGATAATCTCCCTTACCCCTGTTTGGTTAAGCGACTGGTGTTAAATCTCCGTAGAGGACTACGTTGTCTGGAACGCTTCCTCCTGTAGCAGAGATAACATTACCTTGAATGGTAATATTAGCTCCTGCTGTAAGCTTGTCCTGCTTACCAGCAATTTTTCCTTCTACTTCTACAAAAGCTTGATTAACATGGTCATTACGGGCAATGGTTTCTGGAATGTTCTGGTCTAATACATTAGGATAAACGTTATCATTGCCTTTAGTTTTTAAAGTAGTGATTTTATCTGCCATAGCTTACCTCCTATGCTAAGAAGAAGATAACCATGTTCTCGTTGAGGTCGTTGAAGTAACCTGCCTTGAACTTGTAGAAGTAAGTCGTAAATTCTGCTTTAGGATTATAATAAGTATTGACATGATAATCTTGACAACAGACAGCAAGAGCGTCTCGGTCAAAGATACAGCCGATGAGACAATCGATAGTGACATCGTTTCCTTCTGCGTCCTTGACATCAATCTTAGCAATATCATCAAGAGAATAGCCTTTTCCAGAACCCTGCCAGAAATTGACAACCTGTGCCTCAGGAAGCTTGGTGAATTCGTTGTGGAAGGTATCAGACTGCAGATAAACATCAGCAGAACGCTTGAAATCAGAGAGAAGAACGATATGCTGAAGGTTCTTATCGGTGAATCGGTCTGCACCTCCGACATTGAATAATTCAGACATCTGAGTCATGTAGTCGGAGTATGCCCTAATCTTCCTAGAAGCAAACTTAAGGAAGTCAAGGTCTTTCATCGCCTGATATTTATTGAGAGTCTTACCTGTAGAATCGTTGTAAAGCTTTAAGAGATTGACCGCCTTGACTCCAGACTTCTGGGAAGCAGTACCAGCTCCGATATCGGAATGATAGGTAGAAGCAACAGCAGAAGCAATCGTAGAAAGCTTGAGCTTATCGACAGACAGCTTAAGCTTATTCTGCACCTTGGTGAATAACATAGAGATGAAGCTATTAAGCTGTGCAGGAGAGGCAAAAGCAGAACGAGCCTGAATATCCGTAACAGAAGCGTCAATCTCAAAAGTGTTGTACTTATTGAAGAACTTAGCAGAAGCTTTCGGCTGGTGGAAAACATTCGGGTCATAGGAAGCACCATCCTGTAATTCCCATGTTTCGTTTTCGGTAGCCTCAGGCATTTCGATATCAATCTTTTCAAGGACTGCACCATAATCCCAGTTATCCCTGAGAATATCAGGAGTCTTGGTATTATAGACTCGGTCAACGAAAACGACTCTGCCAATGCGGTCAACCAAAGCATGAACGAACTTATCAAGAGACTTGTTGTTGATGATTTCAGTACCGACATCGACTAAGTTGGTCAAATCTTCCTTGAGGACATCGGTCTTACCTAATGCCTCTCCAACACCTAAATTAGCTAATTCGTAAACTTGCTTAATTTCCATATTTTACCTCCTTAGGCATTAGCCGTGATAGTAACTTTGTCATCCGTAGAAATCTTGATAGTGATTGTAGATAACTTGATGACATACGGAGAGCCTCCTGTGGCTTCTCCGAAAGCAGGTTTGTATTCAGTAGTACCTACTTTGAGACCGCAGATAAGCAGAGGCTTCTGCGTTTCCTTGATACGTTCATAGATTCCGGGAACTGCCTTAGCAGTGCTGAGAGTGAACGCATAGCCCTCAAAATCGATAATCTTGTATCCGCCTAATTTCATATTTTAATCCTCCCTGTAAATAGGCAATGTTAGGAACTTGTCAATGTCCTTCCTCATGATTTCCATGATTTGGTTGGAACGCAGTCTGATACGCTCCATGATTCTTTCATCGACATTGTTTCCCTCGTATTCACGCACGATAGTATCAATACCATCCTGCGTTGTAGTAGTCTTCTCATAATTCTTATCTTTGTCACCAGTCGTATGGACAGAACCACCCGTAGTGGTCTTGTTCTGCGGTTGGAAGGCTTCTGAATTGAAGCCTTGGTACTCCGTAGTGGAATTCCTGTCATTGGTCTCAGTAACAATATCCTGAGACTTGTAATGCTCTGTATTCTTAGAGCTTCTCGGTGTACTGGTATATGTCTCCTTACGGGATTTAAGGACATCCCAGTCGACCTGCAACGCCTTAGCAAGGCTTTCCCACTTTTCGGCATACCTGTAATACAGGCGGTTGCTTATATCGGCTTTTAGATGGTCTAATGAAATGATTACTTCTTCTCCATTTGCATAAACCCGTAAGCCATCCTCGGTAAGCAATTGCGCCTGTACTACAGCATTGCCGTACCATACACCAGCGGTTTTCATGGATGACCGCTGTAGGAAATAGATATCGCTCCTGCCATCCAGTCCGATGATACCCGTGAAAGGCGCTCCAAGGCTTTTCAACTTTGCCACTAAGGCGGTGATAAAGTTGTCTCCATGGTTGTAGAACTCAATCCTTCTTGTCATGTTTTAGTTTCTCTACTTCCTTCTTTGAGTCCTCAAGCTGTTTCAGGATTTGCTCATATTCATCTGGTGTGATATGACCATCCGAGCTAGCTTTACGGATTAAAGAGATAATGTTGATAATAAGACATACAACCATCGATACTGCAGAGATGATAGAAACTATAATCCCTGCAATATCGGAGATATCCTGCGCCATCGTGAGACCGCATACACCAGAGAGGTAGCAGATAGCGCTAGAAATTGACTTAGCTTTGTTCATTCTTGTCCTCCTTGGTGTTATTACCTTCCTCAGATTCTTTAGCCTCCTGTGGCTGATTTTGAGGATTCTGCGAGGTCTGAGGGTTCTTTGCCTCGTTCTTGACAATCTCGGTTTCTGCTTCCTTCTCCTCGAACTTGAATTTCCAGACATTGGAATAATCAACCGAGACATTCAGTCCGTACAAGGCATTGATTTCATCAGCACCCTGCTGTAAGCATTTCAACATCTGCTCCGCTCTAGGAATGGTTAAATCATCCGCCGTAGTTGTAGCTTTATCAGAGACATATTCACGTTTGGTGTTGAAGGAGGCAGACAGACCGACTCCACGAGCCCATTGCGAGAAGAGATATTGAGCTGTTTCGACCGCAGAACGAATAGCATTGATAGAGCCGTTGGACAATTGAACTGAAGTGAGAGCGTCCTTGGACAGGAAGTTATTATGGACTATGTAGGATGGGCTTTCGCCTTTCTCCATAGCCTTGAAGAACTCCTTAGCACCTTGAGTGGAATTGTCATCATCCGTAGATAGGACAAACTCTGCACGGGCATTGATGAGACCGATACGCCTAGTCCTATACGCTTCTGCCCTCTGATAGGCATAATAGCTGTTCCATTGAGCTAAACCCTGCCTTAGGTAATCAGCTCGGAGCAGAACGCAGTCTTTACCGATTTGAAGGGTCTTGCTAATAGGGACATAAGGATTAGCGACTACAAAGCCCTTAGGAATGTAGTATGGTGTACAAGGCTGAGAAGTATTAGAGCCTCCCAGATTGCCAAAGAGAACATAGTATTTACCATTCTGCTTAGTGAATACACAGCGACCAAAGAGCTGTAAGTATAAGTTCAAATACTCCTGAGGTATTTCCTCAGGTAAGTTCTTCCACTCAAACATAGACAAACAGACCTGAGTGAAGTCATTGAAGAACAGGTTAGCCACCTGTTCCTTGGTTAAGTTTTTGCCATTAGGGAAGTACTGAGTTGTTCCTAATGAGGCGATAACATTTGCGTAAGAATCCTTGTTCATTTTAATCCTCGGATATAATGTATCACAATTAAAAGTTAGTTGCTACTAATTTGCGCAGAAATGATTTAGTAGATTGGTAGTAATTACATATTTTGACCCGGGGGTATGAG